CACACACTATTGTTTATTTAATGGCGCTGTTGATATACCCCGCAAAAGCACGGGTGCCCGCCTGAGCGGGCAGGACAGGGAGAGAACTCTCAACTATTCACTTGTCCAGGTGAATCAGTTGGCTCCACTTAAGAGGACAGGCAGAGGTAGGTGAGACACCTGAGCCTGGGTTGTTAGGAAAGAAGACACGACACGGTGACGCAGAGAACTGCTACTTGCGCGTAGGTTTCAAAGCGGCGGACGCTACCACCTGGGGAGTCGCAGACCCGGAGGCGATTGGTTGGACACGAGTCCATTCGTCGTTGAGGACAAGTGTCTGGGGTGAAGGGCGTGGCGCAGACGGCCCGGGCAACTCCTTGGACTCACGTTGCCCCTTGAACGAATCGAGAGTGAAAGATGATCCATTCTGAGGCGCTTGACCCATTATCAATCCAGTTGGCATCATTGAGTAGCCCAATCCGGGATCGCGAACGGTTGCCGACGCGCTGAGTTGCGAGCCCATGTCGTGTGATGCGACGTTGACATAGAACACAGCTTCGCCATTAGCCGATTGGTTCGCCAGATACCCAGAGTATTCGGCATTGTTCACACTGCAATAGCAATCCACCAGCAATCCATCAGTCGTTCCATGCGGCACAACAAAATTTATCCGATGGACACAATCAGAATAGCCATATCCAACACCCACCTCATCGATGAGAGGTATGAATGGCCTATTTATGACCGAATCAGACAATATTGTTTCAGGAGTCTCTGAAGTCAGGTAAATCTTCGGACCCACCTTAAGACTAGCATCCTCATGATCCAGATGCAGGGTGAACGCTGTTGGACCGTCCCAAGAAAACTGAATTCCGGCCTCAACGGTCCACAAACCAGGGCCAAACACGAATACCCGACGATCTTCGAGATTGGTCTTGCCAGGCAATGTTCTGATAACGTATTTGCCAGCTTCGGGCGCCAGAGCCGAATTGAGCGTCGCACGAACTGCTGACTCCAATCCCGCACTTATCATACGCCGTCCCTGAGCCATAACGACGTTAAGAAAGTCACTGGCCAAATCAGTACCAAAAGTGACAGACTGCAACGCTGCATTATTCAAAAAAGTCGCGAAGGCGGTCCTCCATGCCGAAGTTGCACCAGCACTCGGCACCGTTGGTTCCGAAAATGCGATGCTATACGAGCAGTGGACAGTGGCCAACAAATTGTTGGCAGCTATATTGCTCAAATTAACGACAAGGACACGACCAAACTTAGAGAGACGATCCTCGGTGTCTGACGTCGCATAATCATACTTCTTAATATGATCAACGGGCACGCGAAAATTGTGGCGGCCCGGTGCGACATTCATGATTAACTTATGTGCCGACGCAAACACACGCGCCAGAACCTGGTCTGTAGTCATGGTCGACCACGTCACCTGCGAGTCCGGTTCATAGACTATCGCATATTCTCCGGACGCCGTTGACGGTGCGAAGTTAATGATCTCGAAGGACAAGGTGTTGACTCTATACCTCGAGTATAGTGGCCCAAATGCCGCCAAACGCGGCAATTCTGGCATATTCACAGACATAATCTTGTCGACACACAATGTTCCAGGAGTCTTATATTCCGTACCGGGCAGGTTGGCAAATTTCTCAACACCCGACTCAACATGTCCTTTAGGCGTTGGGCTTGACCATGAGATTGACCGAGCTGCAGGAACAGCCACCGATTTAAATCCCTTCTTAGTTTTTCCTCCATTCTTCTTCTTTGACTGGTTTTTCGATTGTTTATGCATGGGCTAGTGAACCGTTTTCAGCACGAACGACGACGGTATTTGTCATGGAACTATTAGACGCCGAAAGACCGACGAGACCACCTTAGTCATCCGAAACTCCGCAAGTGACACAGAGGCACGAGGTTATGTCTATGTACCCCTGGTCGCCAAACCATAGCAGCCAAGTTAACTCAACAATCACCCAGTCATGCGTTTCCTAACGAATTCCTACATTGCTTATACCCTGCGCAAAGCTTGCACCAGCCACCTAGCGACCAAAGCAGGGTCGTTCCGTGTCTGTTCGCTGGTGAAGCGCTTAAACTTGCGCAAACTCGTCCCCAATCGGACATGCTCATAGGAGTGGGCATACTCCCATGGCAACCCGGCTCCCAGCGTCAATCGGTGGGTGCGATAGTATTCCCGTGTATGTCGGCCACACAGGTCCAGAATCACCCCCGACGCAAAGTCGCCTAACTTCAGTCCTCGCAGTTGTGACTCAATGGTCAGTTGAGCCGACACGCTTATTCCAAATTTCCGCTCGCACAATAACCGAGACGCCAACAACGGCCCGCGGTCTACTATTCGCTGCACGAGCGGATCAAGCGTTAGTAAAGAACTGGTCTGCACTACCTGATCATCCCACCAATCAGTCTTGCCTCCAATGGTCTCCCTAATAGTTTTATACCCAGACGTAACCCTTAACAGGGCCTGGCCCAACGCGCTTGTTATCGGCGAACCTGGTGCTTCATACAGGAGCGAGAAAGCCTTCGCTCGCTGCAGACCGCACATCAAGTTCCGACCACCAAAGCGTTGATCGCTAGTCGTCCAACCAATCCTGGACAATGCGTAACAGGGATCTAAAACCACCTCCTGGGCCACGCCATCAAAGATCAGCCCGCAGAACTCAGCCTCAGCTAAGCTCCCGACCAATTTCATCTTGATGTTGAACCCAAGGCGGGAAAACCACGCAGGGCTAGGAACGCGCCCCACTACCGAAAATATACCATCGTCACCTTCTACGAACCCCTCGGTACGGGAACGTAACTGGTGGCAAACAAACTTCATCATCATGAGGTTTGTGAACGAGTTACCTAGGGAAGTGACCATGTCTCCAGACATGCGTGTGCCATCTACACTATACGACAGCAATTTGCTCTCGCATCGTTGTCGTCCAGTCAATTTGTTCTTCAGTAGATCAGATACGCGCAGCCCATGGCGTAAATTTCGCATCATATAACTATACAGTTGGCATTCACAAGCCCGCATCACCTGCGGCGAGAAGCACCCCTCGTATGAGCTATAATCGGTGACAACCAACGTTCCGCCCAACGGCAGGAGCGCCTCGGCTATCACCTTTGGTCTATCACGCACCGGCACGGTCTTTATGAACTCCTTACGTCGAAACAATTCATGTTCGACCGCCGCGACATACGGTCCAAACACTACCTTCGCGTAGTCCACACGGGCATTGATCAATCGATTGCGCTTGTATCCATCCAAGCCTTCGACCTTACTGAATAACTTGACCAAGAAACTGTCGCGGTCTAGATCACCTCTATATTCAGCCTCTGCCCGTGTTAACTCTTTCTGCCTCTTCAAATCGTAGTTGGAGTTCTTCAACCACGTGGGCACTGTCACATCAGTGTCTGGTGGCAATGGCGACATGTTTGTGCGTAGCCACCGGCGCACAAAGCTCCTAAATTGTCGAACGAATCTAGGATCCGGCTCGGGTACTTCACCCAATACACGCTTCACCGCTCCAGCGGCGACCGTCAGCGTGTGCTTCGAATCCTTTATGGGCACCGCAGCACCCACAAAGCAAAACGGCAAGCGACGGGCCATCAAGTTCACCCTCGTGTCTCTCTGCGGCCTTATTGCCAATGCGCAACCAGGCTTCACATTAGGCAACGATTCACGAGCGAATTCCGGCCCATCATCAGTGAGTCCCACCAAAAATTCTCGATCGAACGGACACGCGTGGGAGCGCTTTCGTGCCGTTCGCATCAAAAATACTTCCTATTCCACCCGTCCAAGACATTGTCCCGTATCTCCACATACGTGTAATAGTCCCGATAAAATTGCAAACTATCAGACAATGCCGCACTAGCGACTGGGTCCATTATATTGAGATTCAGACCGGGCAAGATGGCCAACATTTTCTCCCGGACGATATCATCTTGGACCTTGTCGTAGGTCGCCATACCTTTATGGTGCTTCGCTCTAACAGGAAACACCAGAGATAGGCTCGGACAGGTGGTCGTTCTGCTGTAGCCATCTACCCATCTGAGTTGCCCCAACTCCACTAACCATGACAACCCCCCTACTCTAGATACCAAACGGGACAACACTGGGCCCAACCGACTGCGATCAAATGCAGCTCGGTCGAGCGACCATTCAAATTCGTTGTCCCACTCAACGCCGTATCGACCCAACATGGCCCACCGCTGGTAAAAAGTGAGGGAGACGGCACACTCGACTCGGCTGTAAACACGCCGATTCGGCAGTCCTATCCGATTATGGCCCAAATCAGTGCCAAAGCGGACGTCTCGTAGAGATTCCTCAACTGGTGTACATATGCGGTAATAAATTAAATGCCCATGATGTGGGAATGCAAAAAGCAAACCAAACATCACCGACAGCAAATAAACAAGCCAATGATTGAGCACTATGTCTGGCCACACCCAAATGACCAATGACAGAGACAGCGCCTGCCAGACCAACCACCACCAACAAAACCCATATCCATTGGGTCTCACATATCCAAACGTATCAGGTGTCACGACGTGAGGTTCGGACCTCGGCACGTCGATGACGTCCCCGTCAGCATCATAGCTTGGGGCACGCACCTCAAAGAAAGGCCCGGTCTCGCGGAAACCGACCGGCACAATCGCGTTGTTCTCCACAACCGATGATGCTACCGATCCGCCAAAAGACACAGACGAGCTGCTAAAGCTGTGTGAACTTCGTCTACTCATCGTAGAAGCCACCACAGACATTCGCATGGTCGTTGCGGGTGTCACCGGCATTAACACGGCCGGCTGCACCATCATGCCATTCGCATTTGGCCCCAAACTCATCGGGGACGGGGGTGGAATAGGAACTGGTGTACTAACTACGGGCGAAAGGG